AAACACCAGCACCAGTGTTGCAAACACCCGCAGCCGTAGTTGTTGATGTACCGTGGAATGATCCATCTAAAGCAGCACCAGCGGCTCCTGCTGTACCGGCTGTACCGGCAATGCCTGTAATGCCAGCTCTGCCGACTGCACCAGCAGTATGAGTGTACTAGATCGCTTCGGTGTATCTGAAGGTGATCTAGTCCAGCAGTTTCAAGGGTGTGTCGTAGGGCGCACCCTTGTTATGGATGGGGACGCAGCTTGTTACAAGGCTACTAATGATTGTAAGAAGATGGAGACTGCTATTCGTAGGTTCACTACAATGATCTACGAGGCTATGTATCTTACACAGGCTGAGTTCGCTAGAGTACACCTTACACCAAAAGGTTGCCTGAAGAACAACAGGCATTTACTAATCGGAGCTAAGCCTTACCAAGCCAATCGTGGTGGTAAACCTAAGCCTCCATTACTGGAACCGCTAAGAAGTACTGCACCAAATCTATTCCATCCATCTGATAAGGTACAAGTGTTCGGACATTTCAACATCGAGGCTGATGATGCTGTAATGATTGATGCGTACTCTGTTGAGAACTGTATTGTGTGGAGTGAGGATAAGGACTTGAACATTGTACCTTGTCCAAGGTACTGTATAAAGACAGGCCGTACACTGGTACTAGCTCCCGGTGATCGCTTTGGTTGGATTGGCACTCGTAGCACGGAATCCGGCAAGTTAAAGCCTGATGGTCATGGTACTAAGTTCTTCTGGTTACAGATGCTTATGGGCGACACTGCTGATAACGTCAAAGGTATCCTGAAGTTCGATGGTAAGCTCTGTGGTGAGGTTGCTGCACTTGCAGCCCTAAACGCCATTACCTGTGAACATCATGCTGCTAACCTTGTACTGAATGCTTACAGGGTGATTGACCAGAACCCTATCCCAGAAGCAGAAATGCTTTGGTTACAACGAGCACCAAACGATAGTGCTATTGGTTACATCTGGGGATTGAATCTTACAGAACGTAATCGACAGTTCTTGCTTGAGTGCTACAACAGACCGTACATTATGTCGCCGGAGGAATATAATGAGGAAGATTAACACCCCATGTATAGATCATGGTTGTAAAGGATTCGGTTTAGGTTATGCTACATCTTGGATTATTGTTGAAGGTATTAAGTACACAACTACTAAGCACAGGGCAGTGTTCTATAAAATAGCAGGTTACCTGCCTGAAGTAGTAATGCACACTTGTGATAATCCTAGATGTATAAACCCTGAACATTTAATAGCAGGAACACAATCAGATAACATGCAAGATATGCTGCGTAAGGGTAGACAAGGTGATTGTACAAACAATGGAGAGGCCAATGGTAGATGTACTATAACAGATGAGCAAGTTAATTGGATACGCACTAATTACATAAAAGGTAGTAGGGAGTATGGTTGTCCTGCCCTAGCACGTAAATTCAAGTGTGGTACATCACAAATTCATCGCATTGTTAAAGGTATTCAACGATGACTTATAATGCTACAGCGGTACTGGCTCTTAATAAAGCCCGTAAAATAAGTAGATCACAACTACGTGCGTACACTATGGGGTTACTTAAGACAAAGCAGGGTGGTTTATGTGCGGTATGTAAGCGACCTATTAATCTTCAACTCACTGGTTTGAAGTCAGATTATGTAGCAGACCACGATCATGTACATGGATTGATCCGTGGTATCTTACATCGGTCTTGTAATGCTTCTCTTGGAAAACTAGAGAATGCGGTTGGTAGGTGGGGTGCTAAATCTATGGATATGGATATTATTATACCGTTCTTAGAGAATGTACTTGCGTACTATAAACAGCCCTTTGAGCATGTTATATACCCTGACCACAAGACGGTTGAAGAAAAGGCCGCAATAACAAAGCAGAAAGCTAACCGAGCTGCTGCTGTTCGTAAAGCAAAACAGAAATTAAGGGATGCACAACAATGAAAGAACTCTTTGATAAAGTAGTACAGTGGGCCAAGGACAAGAACCTGATTGAAGGTAGTACTTGGGAACGGCAGTACGTAAAGCTCGCTGAAGAGAAGGATGAGCTTATGGTGGCTCTCATGGCAAACGAAGTGGATGAGATTCGTGATGAGCTTGGTGATGTACTGGTTGTACTCACAATCATTGCTGCTCAGCAAGGTTTGACTCTTGAAGAGTGCTACGCGAAAGCATATAACAAGATCAGCAAGCGCACTGGTAAAACAGTCAATGGAATCTTCGTGAAGGATGCCGCATAATGAAAGTAGAGTTTGATAAACAAGCTCTGTCTGACATAACGGTTTTCAACAAATATGCGAAGTTCGACCCGGAGCAGAAACGCCGTGAGAACTATCAAGAAATTAGCATCCGAAATATGCAGATGCACCAGCGGAAGTATCCTAATATTTCTTCTGATATTGCTAAACTGTATCGTGATTTCGTTTTCACTAAGCGTGTTCTTCCAAGTATGCGTAGCCTCCAGTTTGGTGGACGCCCTATTGAACTAGCCCACAATCGTATCTTCAACTGTGCTTATATGCCTGCTGAAGATTACCACTTCTTTAGTGAACTTATGTTCCTGTTGCTTGGTGGTACTGGTATGGGTTACTCAGTGCAGCGCCGTCACACAGAGCAACTACCTGCGGTCACTATGCCTAAGAGTATGTTGAAGCATCGCTATCAGATTCAAGATAGTATTGTCGGTTGGGCAGATGCAATTAAAGTAGTAGCTAAAGCCTTCCTTAAAGGTGGTGCTTTACCTGCATTCGATTATCGTGATATTCGTGAGAAGGGTAGTGAGCTAGTTACAACAGGTGGTATGGCTCCCGGCCCTGAACCACTACGAGAGTGCATTGAGAAACTTGTTCCGCTGTTCCTTCGTGCAGTTGGTCGTAGACTTCGCCCTATTGAAGTACATGACGCAGCATGTATTATTGCTGACGCTGTACTGGCTGGTGGTATTCGCCGTGCTGCTATGATTAGTTTGTTTGATCGTGATGATGAGGAAATGCTCAACAGTAAATCTGGTGAGTGGTACAAGACACATCCTTTCCGTGGACGAGCTAACAACAGTGCTGTACTTGTACGTGGTGAAGTTCCGAAGAAAGAGTTTAGTGCTCTCATGCAACGTGTGGAAGATTCTGGTTGTGGTGAACCCGGAGTGTACTGGACAAACAATCCTGATTGGGGAACTAACCCTTGTTGTGAGATTGCTCTTGAACCTTATCAGATGTGTAACCTCACTGAGATTAACGCATCCATGATTCACAACCAAGAACAGTTCAACGATGCTACTAAGGCTGCGACTATCCTTGGTACACTACAAGCTGGCTACACTGACTTCCATTACCTTAAACCTGAGTGGAAGGAAACATGTGAACGTGGAGCATTGCTTGGCGTTAGTATGACGGGTATCGCTTCTCTCACTGTCACTAAGTTGGATATGAATGAAGCTGCTAACATTGCGAAGTATCAGAATGCCGTCACTGCTGGCGCTATTGGTATCAATCAAGCAGAACGGATTACGTGTGTCAAGCCTGCTGGTACTACGAGTCTTGTGCTCGGTTGCTCTAGCGGTATCCATGCTTGGCATAATGATTATTATATTCGCCGTATGCGCGCTGGAAAGGACGAAGAACTAGCGAAGTACATGCAGCGTGTTGCTCCTGCCTTGGTAGAGCAAGATGTGAACGTACCTCACCAAGTTGTTCTGAGCTTCCCACAGAAGGCTCCTGAAGGTGCTTGTCTGCGTACAGAGAGTATAAGTGATCTGCTGGAACGTGTTAAGCTGGTCAGTACTAATTGGGTACATGCTGGTCACAACACTGGCGATAACCATCATAATGTATCCTGTACTATTAGTGTGAAGGATGGTGAATGGAAGTGGCTTACTGATTGGATGTGGAAGAACCGTGAGCACTACAACGGTATCAGTGTTCTACCGTACTACGGTGCAGATGCGTACCCTCAACTACCTTTTGAAGATTGTACTGTTGAAGAGTACGAGGCGTTACTGCCACACCTCTTGAACATTAACATTGACGAGGTATTTGAGCAAGATGGAAAACTTATCAATCTTGCAGGGGAAGCAGCCTGCTCAGCAGGGTTCTGCGAAGTCACCTGATCTATGGGCTGACTTACAGTTCCCACCTATAAACCTCTGGAGTTACCCGTGCCGTCAGGATTATGTCCTGCGGCATGCCGCAACCCTAGACACAACTCTTTGGAAAGATTATGATTGAATCTAATATATCAGTACAGCTAGTGGACTCTATGGGTTCCGATGTTAATGTGGTCAATGCTGCCCGTGTATCATTTGCTAAGGAAGTACAAGAGTTCAATCTTGATACTGACACTAAGCTCCTGAACTACTTGGCGAAGCACGGGCACTGGAGTCCGTTTGCTCATACCTGTATCACTGTACGTTGTAAGGTTCCGTTGTTCCTTGCTCGTCAGTTGGTTAAGCATCAGGTCGGTGGTGATTGGAATGAAGAGTCTCGCCGGTACATTGATAGCGAGCCAGAGTTCTACTTCCCAACATCTATGCACTTGCGACCCGAATCAGTTAAGCAAGGATCAGGCGCAGAACATCCTGACCAAGACTACTGGTTGGCTCATAGCCGTGATCACTCAGCACATGCCTTGGAGCTGTATAATTCTATGATACACCATGAGGTTGCACCTGAAGAGGCTCGGTTTGTTCTACCTCTTAACACTATGACTAACTTCATGTGGACTGGTAGTATGTTGTTCTTCCAACGTGTGATTGCTCAACGTAGTGACTCCCATGCTCAACTAGCCGCTCAAGATTTTGCAGCAGAGCTTGCGCCAATTGTGCGTAAGGTGTACCCTCACTCGTGTAAAGCATGGGGAATCTAATGGAACACCTTGGTCTGAAGTACGATGCAGATAAACTAAAGTGGAGCCTTCTACGTGTAGGTTGTACTCGTGCTCTGCAAGGTGTTATACGTGTACTTATGTTCGGTGCTAAGAAGTACAAGGCCCACAGTTGGAAAACTGTACCTAACGGTGAAGAGCGTTATCGTGATGCGCTTGAGCGGCACTTGTCTGAGATTGATATACATGGCCCGTATAGTACCGATGAAGAGTCTGGGGAGTTACATTGGCATCATATTGCCTGTAATGCCTTGTTCCTTGCAGAACTACACAGTAACTTGAATGTCCCGATAAGAGAGTAGTTATGAACGATTTGATCCAGCAGCAGATTGATTTAGAAGAGCAGTACAGTCACCAGAGTATCCTTGATAGCATTAAGCAAACACAAACTGCGCTGGACGAAGGTAGAGCATCTGATACCAGTATTGGTAAGAGGATTGTAGCTCAAGCCTTTAGCACTACCAGAGAGCACTTAGAAGTTATGACTAAGCCCCGTGCTGGCCCAACTGGTAAGTACCGAGGTTTGATTCGCCGTGTTAATCTTGACACTGTGACTATCGCTTCTCTTCGGTTGGTGCTGGGTCTTTGTAGTTCAGACAAGTCATATACGTTGCAGGATGTGTGTCGTGGTATCGGTCAGATAGTTGAAGCAGAAGCTCTTATTGAAGCTATCTCTGAGTTCAATCCAGTGTACGCTGATAAGACTCTGGGCTACCTTGACAAGTCTAAGACTGCATCTATCAATCACCGTAGTCGTACATTCAATGCTGCTGCAACATCGCTGAAGATGGGTTGGGAACCTTGGGGTGCTCAAGAGCGTATTGGTTGTGGTCGCTTGGTAATGATGAGCATCTATGAGACTGGTCTTTTCCAATGGGAGAAGTTCTACGAAGGTAAAGGTCGCATTGCTCCTATTGAAGTAATACGCCCCTCTGAGGCACTTGCAGCACACCTCCTGAAAGCAGTGGAGTCAGCCAAGAGCCTCATCCGGTTCCCTCCTATGCTCGTCCCTCCTAAGCCGTGGGTTGATCCTAGCAACGGTGGCTACCTGACTGACTGGTATCAGCAACGTGCCCCTATCGTGAGCATGAAGGCTCCTAAGTGGGTACGGAGGTGGGTATACGGTCATCTGCAAGAGGGTATGGCTCTGCCCCTGAAGGACGCCATGAACAAAGCACAGAGCGTCCCGTACAGGGTCAACCGTGCTGCTCTGAAGGTGCTGGGTGAGGTAGTGGCCTCTGGTGAGGGGTTGATGGGAATAGCCCGTAGCGCCCCTGAGCCGAAGCCTGAGTTCCCTTTCCTGACGGCTGAGAAGTTCGACAAGGAGACTGCTACACCGGGGGAGCTTCAGGAATTCAAACACTGGAAGAACAGTATGCACTTATGGCATACCCGTGAGAGCACTCGTGTAGGTCAGGCTGCTGGTCTACTTGGTAAACTCAAAGAACTCCAGAAGTATAGTAAGTACGATAAGATGTACTTCCCCACATTTGCTGATTGGCGAGGACGTATTTATTTCCGTAGCTCATTGAACCCACAGAGCTTTGATGCTGTGAAGGGCTGTATTGAGTTCGCAGAAGGCAAGCGATTGGGTAAGCGTGGTGTGTTCTGGTTGAAGGTTCACATTGCAAACTGTGCTGGTTACGACAAGCACTCACCTGAGATTAAAGAGCAATGGGTAGACAATAACATAGAAGCCCTTTGGGACTTCATGGAGAACCCTCTTGAAGTACAAGCTCCTGAGCCTGATACGGCATTTACTCTGTACAGTGCTTTACTTGCTTATCGTGATGCACTTGACTCTGGCGCTCCTGAAGAATACCTATGTCATATTCCGGTAGCTATGGATGCAACCTGCTCAGGTCTACAACACTTCAGTGCAATGCTGCATGATGAAGTTGGTGGTAAGTACACTAACCTGATTGACAATGGTTCCGATCAGAAGTCTGACATTTACAAGCACGTAGGTGCTTTGGCAGATAGCATGAAGCACAAGTACGCACAAGACATTTGCATTGCTGATTACTGGAAAGGTAATGTTATTTCCCGTGGTATGGCTAAGCGTCCTGTAATGACTTATGTGTACGGTAGTACATTGAAGAGTACAATCGACTACGTTAGCTTTGATATGCAGGCAGACGGTATGCCTATGATTAAAGACGATGACGGTAAGACTCTGTACTCGCACCACAAACTCGCTGTATGTGTAGGAAAGGCTCTTCGTGCAGCAGTTGCTAAGACCGTGCCGAGTGCTGCTGCTGGTATGAAGTTCTTACAAGAGCTGGTGAAGGCTTCTGAAGAGCCTCTGAAGTGGATCACTCCTGTTGGCTTCCCTGTTGTTAATTGGGTGGAAGCTATGGAGATTAAGAAGATCAAGATTCGTAGTATGGGTAGAGAGGTTGCATGGTTCAAATTGTTCACTGGTGAGTACAATCGCCGGGGTGCGGTGAGCGGTGTGTCTCCGAACTTTGTACACAGTATGGATAGCGCACACTTGTGCCTTACTGTGTCCAGTACTGATATTCAAGTACTACCAATCCACGATTCATTCGCTACGCACCCTTCGGACGTAGACGAATTGCATAAAGTACTGCGCCGGACATTCTTCGAAATGTACCAGACAGACCACTTAAATAAGCTGTTGTGCAGCATAGTTCAGAAAGAAGGCTATGATGTACAGCTACCTGCGAAGGGTTCATTGAAGCTAGATCAGGTACTACAGAGTCGCTTTATGTTCTGCTAGTACCCGGTAAAGTGAATCAAATTAAAGGTTATATATGTTGAATGTAAAATGGACACAAGGTCATCTAGATGAACTAAATAAGGTGTTTCCTGAAGTATTTGATAATGCAGAACCTAATGAGCTTTTACTTAACTCAGGTAAGCGTACTGTAGTAAACTACGTGCGTCAGCAGTTAAGAGGGAGTTCACATAAGGTGCAACATGATTAACATGCAAGCGTATACTTCAGCAGATCGGAACTTCCGTGAAGCTGTTAGGTGCGCTTTAGAAATAGCATACGAACGTGATGATTACGCAGAACAGCGTGATGTTCCTTTTGAGTACGCTCTTGAGGAAGTCCTTGATGAACTTGATAGTAGCCTACTCATTGTAGCTACCGATGGTGTAGGTGGAGTATTCGTTGCTGGAGTGGTTTATAATCAAACCTCTCACCACGTACAAGGCAACGGTGCAATCCTACACATTATGTTAGGTAATGGACTGAACCCGAATCTTTGTAGAAAGGTTCTTAATTTTATAAAACATGGTGCGGTAGCTACTAAACATTCTTGGGTACAAACTCAACGTAGGGTAGCTCCTTATACCTACAGAGCAAAGTACTTTGTACTAAGGAGTAAACATGAGCGGCTTCAAGAAAGCAATTAAGAAAGTTACTAAGACCGTTGTGAATGGCGCAACTTTTGGACAGGGAGAAAAGATAGTAAACGTACTGTCTGGTGGTCTTGTTGGGAAAGGGATACTTGAAGGCCCACTTAATATGAATGCAGGGCAAGCGGCTATGCAAAAACAAGCGGAAGCCGCCGCAGCCGCAGAGCAAGCACGTTTCGATAGTCAAGCTACCGCATTGAAGAACCAAACACTTCTGGAAGGTGTGAACTCTGCACGGAATACCGTACAAGTACAAACAGGTGGTGGTGACACTCCTGATAGTGTACTGAACGATATGCGGAGGCGTAAGCGTCCAAGTGCTAGTGTTGCTACTGGTCTTGGTATCTACTAATGAAAGAGAACTATCAATCACTGTACGAAGAGTACAAGGATGATAGAAGTCTAAGCAAACTAAAGAACTATGCACTGTGGACTATTCCCGGTGCATTTCCTGATGTTAATAAAGATACTCAGATGAAAGGTAACATTGCCATTGAGCAAGACTATCAATCTATCGGAGCATCGCTAGTTAATTTCTTGAGTTCTAAATTAGCTGGACTCCTATTTCCAGTAACACAGAGCTTCTTCAAAATCCAACCAACAGACAAGCTGAGAGCACTGGCTAGTAATGTTATGGGTGTTGAAGAGACAGAAGTAAACAACACTCTGGTTAATCTAGAGAACGCAGCTTGTAAAGTACTGTACAAGAACGCATCGTATTCTCAGCTCATTCAGATGATGCGGTATCTAATTATTACTGGTAATGCTTTATTCAAGCGTGTCAATGGTAAGTTCACAGTATACAGTCTGCGGAATTATGCACAACTGCGAGACAACGAAGGTACGGTACTTGATATAGTGCTTCGTGAGGATTGGGCGTACAGCTCATTGCCTGATGATGTACGTAAAGTTATCCGACAACCACAAGGCACTAAAGACAGTGAACCTGTCACAGTGTACACTCGTATTAAACGAGAGGTTGTTAATGGTAATGTTATACAAGTAGTATCACAGCAGATTGATGGTGTTGACATAGGGAAGCCTAGTAAATATCCAGAGCATCTGTGTCCATATCATTCTGTGGTGTGGAACCTAGTTAATGGTGACAGTAATGGCCGGGGATTGGTAGAGGATCATGCAGGCGACTTCGCTCGTCTATCTGATCTATCTCGTGCTCTAGCTGTTTATGAAATCCAGTCATGTAAAGTTATCAACGTGGTTAAGCCCGGAGGTAGTCTTGATGTTGACCAGATGGAAGAAGCTGCTAGTGGTGATTACGTTCAAGGTGATCCTGATAATGTAAGGGCACATGAGTCTGGCGACTACGCTAAGATTCAACAACTGAACGCAACAATCCAATCTATATCCCAACGTCTTAGTGTAGCATTTATGTATCAGGGCAACACTCGTGATGCTGAAAGGGTAAACATACCTGCCCTTTTAAAACTTATTTAATTCGGTGAAACCCCAAACAGGTTATGCTGTGGGCAATACCGAGCAATCTCGACTTTTATAGGAATCCTATGTACAGTAAAGTCAAACTTAATTTAGATCACCTACACAATAACTACACGATAGATTCTCTAGGTGTAGTTACCCGCAACGATGGTAAAGTACTTAAAGGTACATCTATTAACAGTAACAACCGTTACGTTAAGATACACCTAGATAAGTTCTACGCCCTGCACAGGTTAGTTGCAGAGCACTTCGTTGCAAACCCAGACAACTTACCACAAGTAAACCATATAGACGGTAATCGCTATAACAATACAGCGATTAACTTAGAGTGGTGCACTGCAAGGAACAATGTACTACATGCCTACAGCACAGGATTAAAGACCAATGCTGGTGAGATTAACCCTATAAGTATTCTTACGGAGGGGCAGGTAATCCAAATATGGGCACTTAGACATACAAATTTAACAGCACGACAGATACGAGACAAACTAAAATTGTCCGTAGCAGTCTGTACAGTTAAGGCTGTGCGTTCTGGTAAGAATTGGTCGAGTGTAACATCTAAATTAAATTAAAGAGTGTGTAACGACTATCCGAAAGGAGTAGGGCGCAAGTGTGCTCGAAACAATAAGGCAACAATATACCGTTGCAAGATATAGTCTGCACTTATGTGAAAACATAAGAGTTAGTCTAACGAACTAACATAACATAATGGAACTGCTGAAGAAATCCAGCGGAATGCACAAGAAGCAGAGAGTGCTCTTGGTGGTGTGTACTCACAACTGAGCCAAGGTATCCATCTTCCATTAAGTTATATTCTGACTTATGAAGTTGATCCTAAGTTTATGACTGCTGTTATTGCAGGGGAAGTTGAGCTTGAAGTTATCACAGGTCTACCGGCTCTTGGTCGTAGTACTGTTGTTACTCAGCTTATCCAAGCCTCTCAAGAAGTAGCTGTTGTTGTACCGGCACTTACACAGATGACTTCAAGGTTTGATGCAGAGGCGACTATAGATTTGATTCTACAGGCGCGAGGCATTAACCTCAAAGACATTATGCTTTCCAAAGACGCTCTAGAAGCTAAACAGAAGGCGCAAGTACAAGCACAGGCTGCACAGAATGCACAAATGCAGGGCATAGACCCTAATGCACAAGTACAAGCCGCACAAGGAATAATGTAATGGCTGATCCAATTGTCCCGGTTGTAGCACAACCACAAACACCACCGCAATTACCACCTCAAGTACCACCTCAAGTACCACCAGCAGGCCCAGCTCCACAACAGCCTGCTCCAGCACCTCAACCTGTCCAGCAACCTGCTCCCGTTGAACAAGAGCAAGATACAGACAACATTGAGGAAACAGGTAATGCTGTACTGGATGCTACTATCAGTGCATTCGTATCTGTGACTGGTGCTAAACCTAGTGACCTAAATCGTGCAGTCAGTAAAGCTCTTGAGTACCAAGATGCTAACCTGATTGACGTAGCTTTTATTAAAGAGCGTTTTGGTAAACATGCTGCCCAAGCAATTAGTATTGCAAAGGCTGCTGTAGCTGAGAATATCTCGCAGGCGGGTAAAGCTAGTGATGCTGCTAAGCAAGTTGCTTATAGTGTTGCAGGCGATCAAGCCAAATGGAATCAAGCAGTAAGTGTATTCAACACTGCTGCACCAGCGAATATCAAAGCCGCAGTGGAAGCTCTCATGGATAAAGGTAATATCAAAGCTGGCGCAGAGTTGCTTATGCAAACTGTTAGTCAGAGTGGCTTAGTGCCCGAAACGAATCCTTCCTTAAATGGTGGAAGTGTGACTGCTGGTAATACAGGCGCTTTGTCTGCCCAGCAATTTAAAACCGAGTTAGCAACCCTTCGTAAAGAAGCTGGTAATGGCTCTCTTGAAACCGGCCCTAACGCCGAAAAATACAATCGTCTTATTACTCGCCGCCGTGCGGGTAAACAAGCCGGAATCTAAAGGAAATAATTTATGGCTGCTACAGAATACGCCGGTAATACTTCTCGCCCACATTGGGGTGGGGCTAACTCGGACATTGACATTCACCTCGAAATCTACGACAACGAAGTGGATACACGTTTTCAATACATGGCAATGTTCCGCGCACTGAGCACACAACGCTCTGTTGCTGATCGTTCTAATACTTATCGTATTGATCGACTTAACACTTCCTCGGTTAAAGGCCGCACCTCCGGTGTTGCGCTTGACGCCACTAAAGTCACCAACGACAAGCTCGTTCTGACTGTAGACACTGTACTGTATATTCGTAACCCTATCGACTACCAAGATGACTGGACTGCTCCAGATTGGTTGACTGAAATGGGTCAGAACAACGGTTCAGAGTTTGCCGAAACCTTCGATACTGCTCACATCATTCAGTTGATTAAGGGCCGTAACTGGGCTGCACCTGCACACTTGAAGCCAGCTTTCAATGATGGTGCAGAGATTGTTTGTAACCTCATTGCTGCTGCTGCTACACAAGCAGACTACGAAGCTAACGCTGTTGCTCTGGCACAGGCTCACAAAGAAGCAGTTAATGAACTCATTAAGCGTAAGATTCCTCTGAGCGATATTATCACTCTGGTTTACACTGATGAGTACAGCCAACTGATCGAGCACCCTAAGCTCCTGAACTTGGACTTCAATGGTACTGAAGCCAACAACTACGCTGATCGCCGTGTCGTTCGTATGAACAGCCTGCCTGTTATCGAAAGCACTGAGTTCCCTATTGCTGTTGATGCTGCTCATGTACTTGGCCCGAACTTCAACGTAGACGCTGCTGATGCTGTATGTCGTATGGTTGTGTTCTCGAAGTCTAAGACTCTCGTAACCGTGGAAGCTAAGCCTTTCACTTCTCGTATCTGGGATGATGAACGTGAGTTCTGCAACGTGTTGGATTGCTATGCAATGTACACTGTAGGTCAGCGCCGTCCTGATACTGCTGTTGTTGTTAAGTGCGTATACGCCTAACAACTAATTAACAAATAGCTCACGTACACATTCGGATTGGGAGTTCCCGGTCGGTGTGTGCGTGGGCTTTTTGTCGTCTGGAGAAAAGTAATGGCTGTTATTAAAACTGTTAATGCTGCTGCTGAGAAAGCACTCGTTGAAGTACGTGCTGCTGTAAAGCAAGCTGGTGCCTCTGGCGTTGTGATGCCTGTAGCACCTTAACTAAAGGGAGACTCCCTTAGTAGTTTAATTAAGGGAGTTTCTAATAATCGGAGACTCCCTTTGTGGAACTATTAGAAGCAGTAAATACAATACTTCCTTTTGTGGAAGAACGTCCTGTTACATCTATTGATGTTCGTCACCCAACAGTGGCACTGATTATAGATCGAATTAACTTCGCTAAAGATAATATCTTGAATGAAGATTTTTGGTTTAACTCAGAACAGAAAAAGTTTTATCTCTCCCCAGAAGGGAAGGTAGCAGTACCAACTAACGTACTTGCTATGTACACTACAGATCGCCGGTTGAATTATACAATTCGTGGTGGATTTGTATATGATTTGGATAGTAGTACCTACCAGATACCTGCTCCTTTTGAGGCACGTATTGTAGTATCCCTTGAATTCAATGAACTGCCTTATTGGGCAGCGAGTTCTGTACTATGGCGAGCTGCTGTGGATGCGTACTCCCAAGATTTTGGTGTAGCTGCCGTTGTGCAACTACTTAACTCATATCAAGTTCTAGCACACACTAAACTTGAGCGAGAGCACTTGAGAAAGAAGCGTATGAATAGTATGCGTTCTCCTGCTGGTGCTCGCTTTTTGTCCAACCTAAGAACATAAGAGGTTCCTATGATTGCAGATAGTTTTTATCCCTCCCTGTTGCAAGGGGTGTCTCAACAAGTACTACAGAACCGGCGAGAAGGGCAGCTATCTGAACAGATCAATATGTTGTCGGATGCTGTAACCGGGCCTCGCCGTAGACCCGGTATCCAACACATGGGTTCTATCCTTACAGCTAATAGTACTAGTTCTATCAGTGCAACGTACCTTGAGTTTGAGGGAGTTGGTTATCACCTGTTCTTGAACTCTACTACTGGTCAACTGATAGTCACTAATACAGACTACGTTGTAATTAACACTTACACTGATGAGTATTTTGAAGCATCTGATATTAGTAAGTTACGTATGACTTCAGTAGCAGGGAGTACTTGGATTGCTAATACCGAGAAGAAGCCTGTAGACGGTACAACTAATGTTGGTAAATCCAATCCTGATTTTGATGGTTGGTTCTATGTCCTTACGGGTGCTTATAGTAAAGAATATAAAATTAAAGTAGTTGCGCCGGGTTTTGATAAAACATACACGTACACTACAC